TTATGCGACATCGATCCATTCAGCGCCACGGCTGTCACGGTATAGATCGGTCATCTTGGCCGAACGATGACCCAGCAGTCGCTGTGCATCTCGACCTTCTTCCTCATGTAGTCGCGCTGCCAGCGACCGCTGTTCGTGGAAGGTTGGCGGACTGGCGCCCAGATCAAGACCGAGTTTCGCTGCTGCCCTATCCCGGGCTGCGGCAAACTCTTTGCTGATTGTGTCGAGCATGATGGGAGATCCCGCCTTTGCGCGGCTGATTGTCCGGTGGTGGTGCACCAGGTGCTTGGACAGCACTCGATCCCGGCAACGCCGTATCACTTCACCTAAGCTGAGGTCGATGCATTCCAGCGTTACGCTGGTGCTGATCCTTAGCCTGGCCCCCGTCTTCGACTGGACGACCTGCAGGTATCCGTCCACCTCATCCCTGAAAACGAATGAAGCAATGTCCTCGCGGCGTTGCCCGGTTATCAGAGCGAGCTCCATGGCGCGCTTCAGCCAAGGCTGTCCAGCTTCCTCATAGATCGCTTCCCACAGCTCTAGCGTCAGGCGCTGGCGCTTGATCTTGACCCGGGCGGCTTTGGTGGCTTCGACCGGATTGGCGTCTACCCAGCCCCTGGCCATGGCCCCCATGAACAAATCGCGCAGCAGGGAGCGCATAGCCCTGGCCATTTGGGCTTTACCTTCTTTGACGTAGGTCGACAGGTAATCCGCGATGTCCATGGTCGTCAGCGTGCGGATACCGCGCTCCCCGAATACTTTCTCGACCCGGTTCAGTCGCATTCGAAGGTTGCGCATGCTCGATTCAGAAAGGTCCCGGTCCTTCAGGTCTGCCAAGTACTCGACGATCCACTCGCTGAATCTTCGATCAGGCACTTTCGGCTCAGGTGCTATTCGAGCCGACAGCGTTGGTTGAACAGCCTGAAGTGCCATGTTGGCGGCGACCGCTTCAACGATCGCCTTTGCCTTGTCGCAACCCAGGCCAAACATCCGGTTGCTCACGGGGTCGCGGTACGTGTAATAGGTGACCCCGTTACGCTTGTCGGTCTTTCTGTAAAGGTTGGGGGGTAGGTCCTTTGATCCAGGATTACGCGGCCTGGGCGCCATATCGTGCACTCGCAATTCGATTTACAAGGGAGCTGCCCACAGGAACGCGTGGCAGCGGCTCGGGCTCCCGGTAGCAGGCGTCAGCCTCCACATAGTAGCTGCGTCCGTGCTTTACCGGTGCTGGTGTTATCAGGCCTTCGCGGGCCCAACGGCGAAGGGTGTTGCTGCTGGGCGGCGTTCTGAAATGATCGTGCGCCCATTCGTCGAGTGTGACTTTGCACATGATGGTCTCCACGCCGCCGGTGGCGGCAGGTTGGTGATCAGGCGTGTGTTTGCTCGAGCACAGCCTCGGCGACTTTTAGCGCAGCCTGGGCGTCGCTTACGTAGGCCGGATCGAAGCCGCCCGCGTAATGGATCACTCGCTGGCAAGCATCCAACTCTTTGCGCACTAGGCGCAGCGCGTGCACCAGTTCCTCCTGCAGTGCACCTTCGGCGCGACCGATATCCCAGAACTCCTGACCCCAGTGGCCATCTGGTGGGGGGTTGTTGTTCTGCTTGCCGAAAGCCAGGGCGCCGATAATCGCGTCACAGAGCAGTCGCTTGTAGATGTTCTCGCCATCCAGACCCAACCCCCCGCGCCGCCGCAGGGTACTCACGACCTCGTCTACGTTAAGGCCGCTGTCCTTGAGCACGATGTCGAGCTCAGGCTTTTCAGGGGTGTAGATGACCAGAGCCAACTTGGCTTCCGGCCAGAGATCGGCCGCCAGGCGCTCCAGGCAGTCATTCGCGGTGTGGTGGAATCGTTGAGTTGCGGACATAGGAAATCCTCGCCCGCGCGCATCGGCGGGCTTGAGCAGTAGGGGAAGGGGTTCGGTTACAGCAGGTGCGCGCCGGCTTCGAGCAGCCCGTCGCGATCTTCGCGGAGGTTGTCGCGCTCCTTGGCCAGTCGCTGGATCTCGCGGTGCAGGTACTGGGCGATGGTCTCGCCGCCGCGCAGGTCGCTGGGCTTGACGCCTTTCAGAATGGCCTCAAGCTCGTTCACGCTGAATTTCTCGATCATGGCATCAGCTCCTTCGGCACCTGGACGGTATCGCCAAGCTTGGCGGCGACGATGGCCTGACATATCGCTGCGGTGGGGGTGTCGTAAAAGGCAGTCCATGCATCGCCCAGCGCGCTCCACTCACCGGATTGGAAGTCCATGCAGATATGGTGCTTGGCCAGCAGCGGCCCGCCCAGCGCCCAGGCCTCCCAGGGGTTATAGCGCTCGCAGCGCTCGGTCGCCTCACCCCGGTAGATGGCGAACACGCGCCACCCGTTGCCGTACTGAGGTGGCTCGAGGTGTAGAGCCAGGCCCTCGGCCATACCCACCGCCCACCCAAGGGCCTCGCCAGCCAGGGCTGCCGTCTTCACTTCGATAAGGTCGGTCATCGCTGCACCGCCTGCCAGAACGGCCCCTTGTTGGTTACCAGACCTTTTCGTTTCAGGCGCTGGCATGCCTTGCTGATCTCTTCTCGAGATTCGCGAATTGCACCGCGCATGGCGTGGGCGGTTGATCCCTCAATGCCGATCAGGTGCCCAAGGACTCGCTCATCTGTCCCGCCCTCGAGCATACCCTGGCCATACTTGGCGGCCACTGTTGCAACTGCCAAGCGCAGCGCCTTCATCCGGGCGCCGGGCTTGTCGGCATGCGCTACCTCGCTTTGCTTGAAGCCGACATACGGTACATGGGCTGCGGCCCGAGCGAGGTGGTGCAAGCAGCAGATGTCCATCCTCAGCTTTGCGATGATGACCATCGTCTGCCGGTCATCCTGCATCGGCAGCCAGACCTCGCGTCCGGTCTCTGGATCGTCGTAGTAGAAGGTGTCGCTGCCGTGCCGATGTTCGAGCTCGAAGCCCATGGCCTTGGCCGACAGTTTGATGATGTCGTCTTCTGTCACAGCTCATACCTCTCATCAATCCAGCGCCCAGGCGCCATAGCGGGTGTAGGTTCGGGTTGGGTTTCGTGCGGGGAGAGCTGGCGCTCGTTGCCGGCCTGCAGCTGGCTGTCGGGGATGCAGCTGATGCCGCCTTTGCTTGGGCCGTCATAGATCCAGCAGGTGACGGCGCGCTTGTCGTCATGGAAGACATGAACCCCGTACGGCAAAGTTTCTGCGCTGGCGCCGTTGGCCAGCAGCAGGAGGCAGAGGGCGAGGCGGGTCATGGCTGCACCCTCTTGAACTCGACGACCCAGACCCATGGGTTGGCATCCCAGTCTCCGCCGGTGGAATTCCACAGCTCAGCGAAAGCATCAAAGGCCTGGGTGACGGGCCTGAATTCGTACATTGACCGGGACAGGCCTTCTTTGCAGATCTGGCCGATGGTGATGTGCTGCAGCAGTTCTATTCGAACTTCGGTGATCTCCAGCAGAATCCGGCTGGCCCAGCGGGGCATGTGGATGCTCGGCTTCCATGTCGGCTGCTCGGCCTCATAGGGCGTCAGGCCGTCAGCGGCATAGACCAGCGTGCCGTCCTCCCGCGCCTCGACGACGTCAAGGTCATTTGGTTTGAGGTATGGCCCTTTCTGAACCTCATAGTGATCGCAGTACCAGGTCTCGCGCACCCATAGGCGGTCACCTGGCCGGCCGTACGGACACTCAGGATTGCGCTTGGTCGGGTCTGGGTGGCGTATGAATGGCTGGCCAAGGCCGTAGCTGCCGATATCGCCCTTCGATCGGGGCTGGACCTTCACCGGGCGGCGCGTCACCGTCTTCCAGCCCTCCAGGATGGCGCGCACCATAGGCGCACTGAACAGGATCGGGCGTTCCTTTGCTTGAGACATAGCTTCGCCTTGGCCGCCATATCGCGGCAGTGAATAGAGGGGGGAGGGGTTACAGCGGGGTGGTCAGGATTTGCGGTCGAGGGCGGTGTCGATGCGGTTCAGGCATGAAGCGCTGATTGGCTCCATGCGTGTTGCATGGCAGGCGGCTTCACGCAGCAGCGCTTGCGCCTCTGCCAGCTGGGCGCGCAGGGTGTCGCGCTCTCGTTCAAGGCTGCTGTTGGTTCGCAGCTCGTTGTCCCGCTGCTCCCTGACCAGTTCCAGAGTTTCGCGCAGCCGCTCAACCTCGCCAGGATCGGCGTGGGTGTAGAGAGATTGGACAGGCTCTCCGTCGTCATCCCAGTCCATCACCTGAACAGCGCTGGTCGTCACTGCTCCGGTAGCCGTATTGAGCCACGCTGACGGATTGCCAGACCCGCCCATGGGCCCCAGCGGAACCACAGGCAGCCCCATCGCCGCCGCATCCCTCTCTGCCTCTTCTTTGGTCCACCAGAAGGCAGTACCAACCATCCAGGCTATAGGGTCGGGGTGGGGCACAGCTGCGGCGCGCTTGTTCCACTCTTTCACTGCCTGGTCATGTCCAGGCTGGTCTTCGCATTCGTGCTGCTGAACTCCGACTGGGCCGCGAGCAAGGCAGGCTGAGTGCTCGTCAATTCGGCCCTGGCAGATGACGACAGAGGCATCGCTGTCGAGCTGCTCAACGAAGGCGTCTTGCTGACCGCAGTGCGGACACGGGCTCAGCTGCGCGACCATCTCTGTGTTGCTGGATCGGTTTCTGTGGGCATGGGTAACTCCGGATCAAGCGGCCTTGTGGCTTTCGGGTGTCCAGTCGGCCCAGCCAATGAGGGGCATTCTGGTCTTGGGGTTGAGGATCTTCTTGCCCTTCTCATCGAGCAGGGCTGCTTTGCAGCGGATCTTGAGGTCGCGGCACGCGCCGGCGCGCTTGGCCAGATCGATGAACTGCTGGGCATGCTGCGGGGTGTCGAATAGCGCACTCAGCTGTTTGACCCGTTTGCCAGCCATCGTGGCCTCGGCGTTGCGCTTGACCGCTTCGTCCCACTCGGCGGGTGAAAGGTCCACGGGGGGCAGCCGATCTTTCCGCTGGGGCGTGTGGTCCTGGTCTTCTTCTTTGCCTCGGCAAGTGCCGCGCTCGCGGTCATGCCGAACACTGCAAATGTGCTCATGGATCACCTCACCGTGAGTGGCATATCTGCGCAGCGGACTCCCCCGAGTGCGCCATTGCCGGGTTCAGTTCAACGCGGTTACCGGCCAGCAGGCCGGCGATCTGGGCATCCAGGTCCAGCTGGTGCTCACGCGCCTTCCGGGCTTTGCCGATTTCTCTGCCAGACAGATACTGTTCGATCAAAGCCTGGTCCTGGCTTTCGACGGCTACGAGGCCTTGCCCCGCGGGATGGTGCTCTATGGCCGCATCCTCCTCGCCCGTGGGTACCAGCTCATGGATCTTGCCGTGGACTGCTGAAACCCAGGCGAGCGCGAAGTGGTCACCCGCAGTCTGGGGTGAGTACGAGCTGCGCCGCTTGCCTGCCCTAACCTGAGACACATACTCGCGTCGCGCCTGGGCGAGCTTGTTCAGCAGCGTCTCGTAAGCGTACATAGCGATCTGCGGCGCGGGCGTCACGCCGATGAACAAGGCTCGATCAACCAATCTGCTGGTGGTCCTACACCAGTTGCGCCTTGAGAAAGCCCGACAGCCGAAAGCGTCTGCAATGATCGAACTCAGATCACGATCCCAGGTTGGCCTACGCTTGGCTCGGGCCACTGCTGACTCCACTTCGCCCACATCACTGAGATGTACATCCAGTTCTGTCAGTCGGTATTCGCGCATCAGCGCCCGGGCCTGGCGCATCGCAGTTGCGGCTTCGGTTTCATTCGAACTCTTGGAAAGAGCGAGGCAGCGTTTGATCTTGCGAATGACTCGTTCAAGCTTGCTTTCGTCTTGGCATTTTTCAGTCACGTCTTTGTACCTGCACGGAAGCCCTATTATTGTTAGAGCTACTTAATGGGTTCTTTGTGTAAAATCGGTGAAGCGTCAAAAATAGGAGAAGCAGATGAGTTGGGATTCCTTCTGGTTCTGGATTGAGCATCATCCTGGGCTGGCGTCCTGGGTGCAGGCGGTAGGCTCAATCGCCTCTATCTGGGCCGCTTTTCTGATAGGTAACAAGCAGATCAGAAAGCAGAATAAAATTCGCAGTGAAGAGCGGCAGGCTAAATTGAGTGCGTTTCATGCGGTCATCAGGGCGGCTGCGCAAAACGCATCGACCTTCGCGCAATTATTGAGCGCTGGAAACTCGCTAGCGACAGTTGAGGAGAATTGGCGACTAATATTTTCCAGTAACTTCAAAGCTTCACAGCGTGCTATTGCAGGTTTGCCTTCCCATGAGCTCGGTACATACAGGCTAGTTGAAAGTTTTCACTCTCTCGCTGGCGCCATTGACCAGATAACTGCGATTGTCGAGGGCAGGCTTGCAGGCGGTAAAATTACCGAAGAGGAATTTTTTTCGATGCGTGCTGACATACTTGTGCAATGTCGAGTATGTGAGATGAGCTGGGTGCGGTTTGAATCGGCCTGTAAGGATTTAGGTCATATTGGGGAATAATCGACAAATTGCATTTTCACAGTACTTTTCTGCCTGCGGCCCCGATCATGGTCATTCACCTGCGAGGTGGTGCATCGGGGCGAAAGGTATGTCGTCGTCGAAGCTATCGCTGCTCGGTGGTGCTGCCTGCTGGCTCGGCGGCTGCCGCGCCTGGCGCTGTTGCTGAGGCTGCCGGTCGGATGGGTGCCCGGCTTGCTGGCTCTGCGGTCGGCTGCCCAGCATCTGCATCGTGCCGTTGATGTCCACGATGATTTCCGTGGTGTAGCGTTTGACGCCGTCTTTCTCCCACTCGCGGGTTTGCAGCTTGCCCTCGATGTAGCACTGAGAGCCTTTTCGCAGGTACTCGCCGGCAATCTCGGCAACCTTCCCGAACAGTGACACGCGGTGCCACTCGGTGCGCTCTACTTTCTGGCCTGAGCGCTTGTCCAGCCATTGCTCGCTGGTTGCCAGGCTGAGGTTGGTGACGGCGTTGCCATTGGGCAGGTACCGCACCTCCGGATCCTGGCCGCACGTGCCCACCAGGATGACCTTGTTAACTCCGCGGCTCATGACTGCGAGACCGCCGCTGCGATGATGGACAGAAGCACCAGCAGCGAGCCCCAGCGGGTTGCGCGCTCGCCGTTCGGTTGGGCCTTCACGACGGCAACCACGGGCAGGGTCTTGGCTTCGATAGCGCGCTCCAGGCTTTCCGCATAGCGAACTGCTTGTGGATAGCTGGTGTTACGACCGTATACTCGGTTGTTGGCGGAAGAAACGACAGCCCAGCCTTTACCGCTCTGCGTGACGAAGAAGCGTGACTTGCTACGGAAGGCCTCGGTGGCCGTGATGACTTCCTGGCGCAAAGCCTCGAGCTGGCCCTGTTTGTTCTGGATGGCTGCTTGCATTGGGGTGGTCCTCAGTTGGTCAGGCGTGAAGTTCCAGGCTTTCGGCCCGGCGAAGGATTCGAACTTGCGCGGTACGGCGCTCAGGTGCGCGGCGGTCGCGGCGCACCGGATCGTTGTCGTTGATGACGGAGTGCATGGCGATGAGGCCTGCCAGCACGATGCAGAGCGGGCTGATGATCTGCTGGCGCATGGCCTTAGTGACCGCCTCGATGCGGCGCCCGGCTTCCAGCTTGAACAGCGCGGCCTCGATACGGTTGGCCACGGTGCCGGGGGTGACCGCCATCTGCCGCGCGATCTCTTTGGTGGTCAGGCCCTGGGCAACCCAGAGCAGTGCTTCCAGCTCGCGAGGTGCCAACGTCTTGCCGAGCTGGCCGGTCCATGAGCCGCAGGTGATCGTTTCCATGATTGTCCTCAGCAACCGCATTGGTCAGGCGTCAGGCGCAGTGACCAAACTGGGCGTGAAAAGCCAGCCTGGCGCCTGCCAATGCGGTCGTATGTGAAGGGAAGGGGATGCGGGATGCATCGGAGATTGATCGGAACACCAGGGCGCTACTCCTGCTTGGTTCCCGCCGCGTTTCTGGTATTGGCCGTCTCGCATATACCGGCTCAGGAGGTTCACGGGTCTTTGCGATCCTAGCGCTGCAGCTCGCTTGAGCACGCTCCGATCAATCTCCAATGAACCCTGCGATGGGGAGCAGGGCATCGGGCAGTTAACGTCAGGCTGACGTGGCGCTGGTTGTTCAGGCAGCTCGACGTGCGATCTCGTCGCGGATCTGCTGCATCGACGCGGAAACGCTCCGAGCCTTCGCCGTGTTACGACGGCCATTTGCACGCATCCATGCGCCATAGCGGTCGAGCTGGGCGTTGAGCTCTTCGATACTTTGGTTTTGCATCGTCTTGCCCTCCAGGGCGGTTGATTTCCCGTCTGGCCCTGTCGCCAAGGCCAGCCAGTGAAATCACGCAGCGCGAGCCAGCTCAGCCTGGGCCAGCAGCTCAGTCACAGCCTCCGCCGGGGTGCAGCCATCGGCGCAGAGGTCGTACAGGTCGCTCTCTTCTTGCGAACCCAAAACGACGTGGTGGCCAAGCAGCTCGGACGCCTTGTCGAGCCAGCGGTAGTAGGCGCGCTCTTCAGCGTCGATGCGGCATTCGTCAGCCGCCATGGTTGCCATGTTGAACATCGTGAGTCCCTCCGGTTGATTTCCCAGGTGCCACTCACCGAATGGCACCTGGTGAAATCCCGGCCTCGCTACTGGCGACAGGCCGGGGTATTGCGTCAGCGGTGATTCCCTCTGCGCTAGGGTGGCGCCGCGTCTGCCACTGCTGATTGCAGCTCTGCGGTTCGTCGTGGTTGCGGGCGTCGAGCTTCCTCCTCGCGACGTCAAACAGCATCTGTCCGCCGCGGATCACAGGTCCTTACAACATGCACGCTACAGCTCTGGGTGCCCTAGCTGATTGGGGCAGGGTGCATGAGGTCCGGCGCCCCTCAGTGCCGAAGCTCAGGGCGCTAATTCAAAGATTCGTGTTGCCACTCCCGCTTACCGAGGTCGATACAGCCAGTCCCAGGGAGCCGCATGGCTATGTGGAATCGCTAACGCCTTTCCCGGCAGGAGCTTGAACAAGTCGAGTTGTTAAAGAGCGGTGAGTGCTAACTGCCGCGCCGCCGTGGAAGCGAGCGCCTGAGGTAAATTTAGAAAACTAAACAAAAAGCGTCAAGTACTATTTTAGAAAACTAAACAGCGCAGGCGAGCTTCCCCCGCCCTTGTCAAGACTTCCAGCCTTGTAGGACTTCAGCTAATCTGCTGTCGTACCTGTATGGATGTACAGCAATAAGGAGGTCGCATGGCTAGGCAGAAGCAACAACCAGAACGATCAGGGATGTCCGGGCTAGAGCGCCTGGAGCTGAGGGTTTCCTCGATGATCAATCACCCCATCGCCCAACAGCAGCGATGGGTGACAATTCACCGTCTTGATACCGATGGCGAGCGCGAGTGGGAAGAGCTGATGAGGGCACTTTCAGAGACGGACGGTCTTGAAATGGCCTTCAGCGATGAGGACGAATCGGTGACGCTCCAATGGGAAGCGCTATCAGATGATGACCCAAGAGCTGAGCACATCGAAGAGTTCACTGCGATGGAAGAGCCGGCACCCTTCTAAGACCGATTGGCCCGCAAGCGGGCCATGCTGACTGGACTTACGCCTTCTTGGCATTCCAGATCAAGAGCACCTTGGCATGGATCGTCACATCGTCGATGCGAGCGGTCTGGTTCTCGTAATGGGGATTATCTGAGATCAGGCGAAAATGATCTTCGTCAAGGCGCATCATCCGCTTGATGTAGAGCTCCTGATGCCAAGTGATGACGTAGATGCCTTCTCCCACAAACTCATTGACCCCACGATCAACGATGACCAGATCCTTGTCGTTTATCGTTCCTTCCATGCTCTGGCCCCAGCCAGTGATCATGGCCAGGGCAGTAGGGGAGGTGTAGGTGACACCTTTCTCTCGCAAGGTGTCCTCACGGACTACCAGGTTTCTGACCGCTTCGTTGTAATCCGCAGGGACCTGACCATGCCCCATCGCCGCCCTCACATCGTATTGAGGGATCAGAATCTCGTCCTGCTTTGGACGGAGATTGGAATACGCTGACGGCAGATACTCTTGGGTAGGAGTTGGGTTGTCGGCTTCGGCTGCAGCGGCCAGCATCACTTCGCGGGCCTTTTCGGACAGGTTTTTTCCTGCGCGCGATGCGAGCATCTGTGCAACTAGCTCGGCCGTGCTGGACGCAGGTGCTTCCGAATGTGCAGCTACGTCGCCTGGGCTCCCAGTCCCATCCGATAGCCACTGGGGCGAGCACTTGAGCGCTTTCGCGAGGGCGAGAAGATTTTTGCCCTTGGCACCGTTAGTTCCGTTGATCCAGAAGCTAACGGTCGCCTTGGACACGCCAGACAGTTTGCTGAGGTCGGTAGAGCTGATGTCCAGCTCTCTCATGCGCCGCACAACGCGATCTTTGAATTCCATATTTAGGATTCTAAACCTTAGCGAGTTTAGATAACTTGCCTTGTATTGTTAAGAACTCTAAACTCACCGAGAACATCGGAGAGCCATCAATGACCTTTGACGAAGCCCTGAACCATTTTCGAACCGGCCGCGCCATCGGTGACGCTCTCGGTGTGTCCGGTAGTCGTGTTTCCCAGTGCCGGGCAGCTGGAGGATTTTCCTATCCAATGCAATGCGTATTGGAGAAGGAGTCAGGAGGCGAGCTCGTCGCTCGGCGCCAGGATGTGCCCGGGACCGGCCCGCTAAAGCAGGCAGGTTGACTGAATACAGTCTGATGTATCGCACAGCGCGCCAGTAGATGGCTGAAACACCTGCGAATCCATCCAGTATTGAGATCGCAGACGAAAAAAAACCGCCTGGCAGGGCGGCTTTCTCTACAACATTTCAACGGGCTAAAGCATGACAAACATCGTCCCACTTGACAAGTCCAGGGGGTTCACCCGGATGGACAACCAGCTCATGGATGGCCTCTTGGCTATCGATCTTCCGGCACGAGAAATGAAGATTGTGCTGTACGTGGCCAAAGCCACCATCAACTTCGGGGCAGGCGCCCAGCGCATCCCTGCCACCGACATCGCCAAAGCCATCCACGCTCATCCGGACACCGTGTCCAAAGCCGTTTCCAGCTTGCTGCGTCGTCGCGTGCTGTTTCGTGAGGGTGGTGCTCGTGGCGATATCGGTGTCAACGACCCGAAAGACTGGGTATACGTAGCTGATCCGAAACAGACCAAAACAGCCGATTCGGCTCAAGTGGTCCGAATCGGCTCTGAGTCGAAACAGACCAAAACCGCCGACTCCCTTCTTTATTCTAAGAATCTAACCCCCTATGTAAATCTTCCTTCGGAAGATGTTACATGCCCCCCCAGCGAAATCGACGAGCCTCCAGCCAAGGCCGATCGTAAGACCCCATTCGGGAAGGCCGCCATGCTGGCCGACAACCCCCACGGCCTGGATGAATCGCTGATCGCTGACTACCTGGCTGTCCGCAAAGCGGCCAAGGCGCCGGTCACTGCTCGCATCTGGTCCGGCCTGAACGCCAAACTCGAGCAGTGCAAGGCCTGCGGCGTCCAGCCGGCCCAGGCCCTGGAGATCGCGGTCGAGAGCGGCTGGCGCGGCTTCGAGGTGGAATGGATCACCAAGCGCGTTGGTGGCCAGGCGCCTGCCAAAGCCAACCCCAATAGCCGTCATCACGGCTTCAACGAGCGCGACTACACCGCTGGCCTGGCCCCGCGGGAGGACGGTACCTATGCGATCTGAATCGGTGATCACCATGTCTGAGGTGAAGAACGCAGCTGGCTTTCGTGTTCAGCCCGCCGCGTGCGAACAGCACGGCCCCTTTGAGCAGCGAGTGACCATGTTAATGGGGCGCGAGATCGTCGGCCGCTGCCCAGACTGCGAGAAGATCGCCATCGCTGAGCGCGAGGCCAAGCAGCTGGCCGAGGAAACACGCCTGAAGCGTGAGGCCATGACCCGCAAGCTAGGGTCGGCGCTCATCCCGAAGCGATTCGCTGACCGCACCTTGGCTAACTACCGGGTCGAGCACGAGGGCCAGCGCAAGGCCTTGGCCTACTGCACCCGGTACGTGGCGGCATTCGATGAGATCCAGCGCACTGGCCGGTGCCTGATGTTGCTGGGCCAGGTCGGTACCGGCAAGACCCATCTGGGCGCAGGCATGGCCAACGATTTGATGCGTAACACATCGGCCACCGCTGTGTACCGCACGGTAGGCGCTGTCCTGCAGGCCATCCGGGCGACTTACGACCGCCACAGCGAGCAGTCCGAGGCCGACATACTGTCCAGCCTGATCGAGCCATCGCTGCTGGTGCTGGACGAAGTCGGTGTCAGCAAGGAGCAGCCGAGCGAGTTCGAGCTGACAACCCTGTTTTCGATCATCAACGGGCGGTACGAGCAAATGCGCCCCACGGTGGTGATTTCCAACCTGGAAGCCAGCCAACTGCGGCACGCCATGGGCGAGCGGTGTTATGACCGCCTGCGCGAGGGCGGCGGTGTCGTGGTGCTGTTTCAGTGGGAGTCTCACCGCGGCAAGGAGGAGTTATGACCATGCGTCAAACCAAACTGACCAAAGCTGCGCGCGGGCGGGAGTGCCAGGTGCGCATTCCTGACGTATGCAACGGAAACCCTGAGACAACCGTCCTTGCTCACTACCGCTTGGCCGGCACCTGCGGCGTGGGCAAGAAACCACACGACCTGCAGGGCGCCTGGTGCTGCAGCTCCTGCCATGACGCTTGCGACGGGCGCAGCAAATCCGTAGATCGCGAAACAGCCCGCCAGTATCACGCCGAGGGCGTCATGCGCACCCAGGCGCTGCTGCTCAACGAGGGGGTGCTCATCGCATGAAGCCGGCAATCGTGTCTGGGTTCAGCCCCAAGAAGCCCCGGGCCAAGCGCGCAGATCGCGAGGGCAGCGAGCAGGCCACCCTGATGACCGAGATCAAGCTGCGCTATCCAGAGGTGTACGCGAATCTCCACCACACCCCGAATGGTGGGCATCGCAGCTGGGCCGAAGCCAGGCGGCTCAAGGCCCAAGGCACCAAGCCTGGCATTCCTGATCTGCAGCTGACGCAGGCCCGCGGCGGATATTTCGGCCTGTTCATCGAATTCAAGGCCACCGTTGAGCCGGCACCTGTCTCGCCTGAGCAGTACGCCTGCATCGAGCGGCTGACCCGCGAGGGTTACTTGGCGGTCGTTTGCTACGGCCATTTCGACGCCATGGAGTGCTTGAGAGCCTACATGGCCCTGCCCAAAACCGAGGTAGTGCAATGACCAACACCGCTGCTGTGAAAATCAGCGATTCCGAGATCCGCCGGCAGGCCGCCGGGTCGGCGCGAGACTTGCGCAGCCTGGCCAGCAAGGGCCTGTATTTCCGTTTCCACCGGTCCCGCGATCGAGGTTCCTGGTACCTGGTCATCAAGGGGAAATGGCACCGGATCGGCTCCTACCCAGAGCTGAGCGCCGCCAAGGTGGCCGCTGCGCTGCCGGATATCCGCCTGCGCCTGGAAGCGGGCGAGGGCTCTAGCCTTTCGAGCTGGGTGCTGACCGGCGAGCTGCTGACCTGGTTTGCTGATCGCATGGCCCGGGACCGCAATCTGTCGGGCAAGCGCAAGAGCACCGGTGCATCGGCCATCAAGCAGCACCTGGTGCCGCGCCTCGGGCAAGTGCCGCTTGCCCAGATCGACAAGGCGTTGCTCGACCGGGAGCTGATGTGGCCGCTGCAAGAGACCCTGTCCATCGACTACGTGCGGTTGGTCTTCCAACTGCTGGCCCTGGCCTTCCGGCAAGCCTTCAAGCTGCGCTACATCAGGTCCAACCCCATGGCTGGTATCCGCTTCGGGGACTTCTCGAAGGCCAAGGTCACGGTCAAGCCATCGCGCCTGCGTGGCGTGCACCTTGAGGATCTGATGAGCCGCATGAAGGGCGCCCTGGCCAACCGGCCACAGCATGGCGTGCTGGCCCTGATGATGCTCTGCCACGGCACCCGGCTGGGCGAAACCCGCCTGGCCCGCTGGAGCCACATCAGCCTGGCCGAGCGTGAGTGGTACATCCCGGCCGAGCACACCAAGACCGGCGTGCAGCACCGTTTGCCCCTGACCGACCAAGTTCGGTTCCTGCTGATGGCCTACCGCGAGATCCAGCGTAATCAGGGCTATGACGGCGAGTTCGTTTTCCCAGGGCGCCAGGGCAAACCCATGAGCGAAGCCAAGGCATCGGCAGTCTTCACGGTCATGGGGCAGGGTGAGTGGACAAGCCACGACCTGCGCAAGCTGGCCCGCACAGGCTGGGCTGATCTGGGCGTTGACCACCTGGTGGGTGAGCTGCTGATCAATCACGCCATGGGCCACAACGTGAAGGTGTACATCCAGTCCGACATCATGGCCCGCAAGCGTGAGGCGCTGGAGAAGTGGCATGCACACCTTGATCAGAAAGGTTTCGAGTCGGTTCACGGATTGACCGGGGATAGATCAACGGATTCAGGGATTCTCTCGCGGGCCGCAGAACGTGCGGGCTTCGGGGCACTTCCGGTATCCACCATAAGCGAGGATTCAAAATGAGCCAAAACCTGCAACCTGGCGACCACGCGTTGACCCTCGTGTTCGATACCGAAATCCCCCAGGGCAGCCAGGTCGAGCTTATCGAACGCATTCAGAAGGGGCAGACCTTGGTCGGCAAGGACCGCCAAATGAAGGCGCCTACCGCTGGCTGGTACGTGACCAATCTGGGTGCGGCCGCGAGGGTCGCCTATGGGGATGCCGAGCTCATGCCACTCCGCGGCAGGGGAGTACCCGCTCTGAAGCTTGAGGCCGAGGAGATCTGTTTCCTCCTCAAGGTGCAGGCATGAGGAAATGCCACGGACCTGCGCTGCGCAAAGAGCGAGTCATCCTGGCTAAGTGCCCAGACTGCAACGGAAGGGCAGTGATTAATGGCGTCTTCTATGAGTTGCCATGTGGCCGCTGCAGTGCATCGGGCTGGCTGTCTGCCGTCACTGGCGAGCCACTGCCGCTGGAGGAGCTTGTCACGCAACTGGGCCTGCGAGTGCATGAGCTGGAGCAGCAGGTTGATCGCCAGCGGCCCCCACGCACTGAAGGTCCAACTGCACAGTACGAATCGAACAACCGCCGCGGCGCCGGCGGCACCAACTACACCGGGGATTGAGGAGAAAATATGAGCCACTTGGAGAGAAGTGCAGAGGAATTGCTCGAGCATTGGGGTCGCTGGGTTGTGCTGGGTTCGGGTGTGTCCTGCTGCGCATCGCGGGAGAACACCATCCTCGATCCGGTAATCACGGATGACGAGGCCCTGTTCATAGATCGCCTGGTCGGCCGTCTGTTGCAGCGCTATGCAGAGTGCGGGGCGGTGATCATGAAGTACTACACGTCACGGGACACCTCGCTTCGTGAAGTGGGCAAGAAGCTGAAGTTCGGAGAGGAGAAAACAAGGCAGCTCTGGAAGGCCGGTGTTGCTTGGGTTGATGGTGCGCTTGATGTTCGTCGTGAAGCCGCTTGACATCCCCGGTCTTCATCCCTATATTTCGTGTTACTTTGCGGTAGGTGCGCGAGAGCAAACTCGCCATCACCAGCAGCCACCTTGAAGCCTCGGCATATGCCGGGGCTTTGTCGTTTCTGGAGCACCACCTATGGCCGAGCCAAGTACCGGCGCCCTTGCAGTGACCGGCGTACTTGCCAGCGTCGGCCTGGGCGCTGCCTTCCCGGAGCTAGACCTGGCCACGTTGGTCGGATCCTTCGGTGGGTCTTTCTTCTACGTTGTATTCGCCAGGGACATGAGCACTTGGCGCCGGATCGGCTACCTGCTGACTGGTTGGATAGGCGGTTACTTCGGTGCCGCAGAGGTGATGGGTCGTGCCTGGACCCAGACTGCCGGCTTCAGTGCTTTTGTCTGCGGTGTTCTCTGCGTGGTCACGTTCTCCGGTTTGCTGGAGTGGATGCAGACCGGACGCATGCCAACCTGGCTGCAGTGGGTATTCCGCCTGCGGGCTAGGAAGGAGGGTTGAATGGCTGCCGTAATCCAGGCCGCGCTGTGCGCCGTCATCTTCGTGATGATTGGCCTACGCTACCGGCCGTATCCCGATGCCCGCTACAAACTGGGCGTCTCCCTCATGGCTTGGGCAGCGTGCGCGGTTACCGGCATGCAGTGCGTCAGCCTCATTGGTCGCATTCTGCTTCACGATGAGTTCGCCGACGTGTCCTGGTTCAACACTGCGTTTTACCTGCTGGCTGCCATGCTGGTCTGCCGGGCCAAAGGGAACGTAGCCAAGATCGTGCGGGTTGAATGATGGCCAGACTCAAGACGCTGGGATTTCGCATTCAGGAAGGCACGGATAGCAGGGTGAAGATGGTAACGCCTGGGAGCTGGCGTAGCGGCATGACCAGCTCTCAGCGTGGATACAACTACAAGTGGCAGAAGGCTCGCGAGCGGTACCTGTTGGACAATCCGTTGTGCGTTTACTGCGATCGATCGGGTCGAGTCACCGCCGCTTCAGTGGTTGACCATGTGATTGCGCATCGGGGTGACATGACACTGTTCTGGGATCAGAGCAACTGGCAGTCGCTGTGCAAGCCATGCCATGACTCGGTGAAACAGGCCGAGGAGGCTGCCGGCTCGGCCTGACAGCCGTCGATACCGATGCGCGCTTCCCCGAGGCACGGAGTTGACGTGCTTCAAGCCGGGGGGCGGTCAAAATATAGCGATTCTCACCTAGCTAGACCGCTCCCGACCCCACGTACAGATTTTTTTCCCCCACAGGATTTTTGTTAAATGGCTTTAACATCCCGCAAGCGCGCTTTCATCGCCGCGCTGAGGGAAGGTGCGTCCAATCGGGACGCTGCTGTGGCCGCTGGCTACTCCGAGCGCACAGCGTCTGCGGCGGGCTCTCGGCTGGTCAAGGATAAGGACGTGGCGGCCGAACTGATGAAGCTGCGTGCCCTGGGGCTGATGCCTCCAGATGTTAAAGGCGATGTTAAAGCGGATGTTAAAGCCAGGCCCGCCGCCAAGGCTGCCAAAGAGGCTGAGCCGGTCCCGGCAGGGGCACCGGAATCCGAAGAGCAAGCCGAGCCGGAACCTGCCGGCTTCGACCTGGCCCAGGCGCTGCTCCATCGTGACCCGAAGGACTTCCTCCTTTCGGTGATGAACGACATGGGCACGGAAGCGAAGCTTCGCGTAGACGCCGCCAAGGCCCTGATGCCATTCGTTCATCCCCGCAAGGGCGAGAGCGGCAAGAAGGACCAGGCCCAGGCCAACGCCGATAAGGCTGCCACCGGCAAGTTCGGCACCCGCCGCGGCCCGCTGCAGTCGGTGAAATGATGGAATGGTCAACCGGTTGCCCAGACTGGGAGCAGCGCATCGTCGCCCGCCAGAGCCTGATTCCGTTCGAGCCGCTGTTCCCCACTGAGGCCGAGGAAGCCTTGGACGTGTTCGGCGCGCTGCGCATGGTGGACGCCACCGGCAGTCCACTGATGTGCGAGACCGTACGTGACTGGGTCAACCAGTTTGTGGCTGCGATCTTCGGCGCCTACGACCCAGACTCGGGCCGGCGCCTGGTCAGCGAGTTCATGCTGCTGATCAGCAAGAAGAACGGCAAGTCGACCATCGCCGCCGGCATCATGCTCACCGCACTGATCCTCAACTGGCGGGCGTCGGGTGAGTTCATCATCTTGGCGCCGACCAAGGAAATCGCGGATAACTCCTACCTCCCAATCCGGGACATGGTGGGTGCTGACGAAGAGCTCAAGGCCTTGCTCAAGGTGCAGGATCACCTGCGCACCGTGACGCACCGTCAGACTAACGCCACCCTCAAGGTGGTTGCGGCGGACAGCGAGACGGTGTCGGGCAAGAAAGCCATCGGCGTGTTCGTTGACGAGCTGTGGGTGTTCGGCAAGCGGGCCAACGCCGAGGCCATGCTGCGCGAGGCCACTGGTGGCCTGGCCTCTCGGCCAGAGGGATTCATCATCTGGGCCACCACTCAGTCCGATGCGCCGCCGGCCGGCGTCTTCCGACAGAAGCTGATGTACGCCCGCAAGGTACGCGACGGCGAGATCGTCGATAAGTCGTTTTTGCCGGTGCTGTATGAATTTCCCAAGGCGATGCTCGACGCAGGTGCACACCGGGATTTCTCCAACGCCTACATCACCAACCCGAACCTGGGGCTTTCGGTAGACGAGCCGTTCATCGAGCGCGGCTATGCGCAGGCTCAACTCGACGGAGAGGAGTCGTTCCGGGGCTTCCTGGCCAAGCACCTCAACGTCGAGATCGGCCTGGCCCTGCTATCGGACAGGTGGGCCGGGGCGGACTTCTGGGAGCAGCAAGCGTCCGAGCTCTGCCGTACGTTGGACGACTTGCTCGAGCGCTGCGAGGTGATCGACGTCGGCGTCGACGGCGGCGGTCTTGACGACCTGCTGGGCTTGGCTGCCATCGGCCGGGAAACCGGCACGCGCCGCTGGCTGACCTGGACGCATGCCTGGGCGCACCCGTCGGTACTGGAGCGGCGCAAGTCCGAGGCGCCGCGTATCCGCGACTTTGCCAAGGACGGTCACCTAACTCTGGTGGAGCGCATCGGTGACGACATCGAGGACGTTGCCCAGTTGGTTGCGCGCGTGGAGCAGGCCGGCCTGCTGGACAAGGTCGGGCTCGACCCAGCGGGCGTGGGCGCCATCCTCGATGCGCTGGAGGCGGCTGAGATCCCACGCGACAAGATCGACGGTATCTCACAGGGCTGGCGCCTGGGTGGCGCGATCAAGACGGCTGAGCGAAAGCTGGCCGAGGGCACGCTTCTGCATGGCGGCCAGCCGCTCATGGCGTGGTGCTGCGGTAACGCCCGCGTCGAGCCCCGTGGCAACGCGATCCTGATCACCAAGCAGGCCAGCGGCTCGGCCAAGATCGACCCGCTGATGGCGCTCTTTAACGCGGTCACGCTGATGGCGCTCAACCCCGAGGCGAAGGGCGGCATGGACAACTACCTCAACAACGGCTTCTTCGACCTCATAGGCTGACCATGGGATTCAAATGGTACAAACCCTCGACCTGGGGCTTTTTCGGTTACACCGACCCCATCACTGGGGACTACGTGGAAGCCGACCTCGAGGTGGGTGGCAAACGGACCAAGGCTGGCGTTCGGATCACGACAAAGAACGCGCTCTCGATCAGCATGGTCTGGTCCTGCGTCAAGATCCTTTCCGAGTCGCTGAGCGGTCTGCCGCTCAAGCTCTACGACGACAAGGGTGGCGGGCGGGAGTTGATCAGCGGCAGCGACCGGATGCTCAAGCTGCTTCGCAAGCCCAACCCGTACATGACGATGCTGAACTTCCTCAAGTTCGTGGTCGTGAACATGGCCCTTCGCGGCAATGCCTTTGCCCTGATCGAGCGCAACGGCAAGGGCGACATCATCGGCCTGGTTCCGCTCGATGGCCGGACAGTGCAGATCGATACCGAGGAGGATCTGCTATACACCGTGACGCCTTCGGAAGGAGACCCGTTCCCCGTCTCGCCGGAGTACATGCTGCACTTCAAGCTGTTCAGCCTTGACGGTGTGGTCGGCCTCTCGCCCTTGGAGTACCAGGCCGAAACCATGGGCCTGGCCAAGGCCGGCCAGCAGTGGTCGGCGCGGTTCATGAGGAAGGGCGGCTTCACCGGAGGCTATGTCATCTACGACGGCTTCCTGACCGACCAGCAGCAGGCGCAGGTGCTCAAGCGATTCCCCGACGTACGCAAGGCCGACACCGATGACATCGGCAAGATGGCCATTCTGCAGGGCGGCCCGAAGATCGTGCCGGCAGGGATCAGCCAGAAAGACGCGCAGTTCATCGAGTCCCAGCAGTTTCAGGAAGAAGCCCTGGCGGGTATCTACGGCGTTCCGCTGTGGCTGGCCAACCGTGCGGGCAAGACCTCGATCATGGGCTCGAACCTTGAGCAGCAGCTCATCGGGTTCATCACCTTCGGCCTCAAGCCCTACATCGACACCATTGAAGACGAGCTGAACAGCAAGCTGTTTGGCAGCACCACACGCTTCGTCGAGTTCGTGGTCGAGGGGCTGCTGCGCGCTGATAGCGCAGGCCGTGCCACGTACCTGGGTGCAGCTCTCGGCGGTTCAGGCGGCTCTGGCTGGATGACCATCAACGAAGCCCGCGCCAAGGAAAATCTGCCTCTCTTGGAAGGCGACGAATACAACCGGGTCACCCGGTGGGAGGTTCAGAAAAATGGCGACTCTTGAGGTTCCAATCGAACTCAAGTCGGTTGACGACGCGGGCAACTTCGAAGCTTACGCCGCCGTGTTCAACAACGTGGATCTGGGCGACGACGTGATCCTGCCTGGGGCCTTCACCCGTGTGAAAGCGACCCGTGCAGGCAAGCTCAAGCTGGCCCTGTACCACGACCTGACCCGCCTGGTCGGCGCCGCCGATTACGCCCAGGACGACCATGGGCTGCTGCTCAAGGGCCAAGTCAATCTCAATGTGAGCTATGCCCGCGATGCCTATGAGCTGATGAAGGCCGACATCCTCGACAGCATGTCGATCGGCTTCAACACCATCAAGGCAGATTTCGAGGAGCGCGCCGGCCGGCGTGTACGCCTCATCAAGGAGGCCGAACTGTGGGAGGCCTCCTTCGTCCCGTTCGGCATGAACCCCGAGGCGCAGGTGCTCAGCGTCAAGTCGGACATCAGGCTTTTCGAGAAGGCGCTGCGCGAACGCATGGGCCTCTCGCAGAAGGAAGCGGCGGCAGTCGCTTCGCTCGGCTACACCGCGCTGCGCCGTGATGGCGGAAGCGAGGCCACGGCGATCGTGGATGAGCTGAAAGAAATTTCCACCCTGTTCACCCACCATTTTGGAGCATCGCAATGAGCGAAGTGAAAGAGCTGAAAGATACCATCGAGCTGCAACTGAAGAGCGGCTTCGAGGGCCTGCAGAAGAAGTACGACGCGGCCATGGAGGAGGTCGAGAAGGGCAACAAGGTTACCGGCGACCTGAAGAAGCAGATCGAAGACCAGAAGGGCGAGTTGCAGAAGGTCATCGACCAGGTCGTGGACCTGGAGCAGAAGGGCGTCAAGCTGCGTGGCCAGCCCGGCGAGGGCAAAAGCTTCATCGACATGATCAAAGGCGATGATGGTTACAAGGCCCTGAACCAGAAGAACGCCGCCCAAGCCCAGCTCGAAGTGACCAAGTCCGACATGGCCAGCATGAAGGAGATGAAGGTTACCAGCGCCGGCATCGTGCCGCCTGTCTACGATCCTGTGATCCAACCAGGTATTCGTCAGGAGCTGCGCATCCGCGACCTTCTGACCGTTATCCCTGTGTCGGCGCAGGAGTACACCTACTTCCGTGAGCTGTTGCACACCAAGGGCGCCGCGCCGGTGGCGGAGGGCGGTCTCAAGCCCACCAGCAACGTGACCTTCGAGCGCATCACCGATCGCGTGAAAAAACTGGCGGTATGGATGCCGGTCACCGACGAAGCCCTCGATGACGTTCCGCAGATGCTCGCCTACATCCAGCAGCTGCTGCGCTACGACCTGAAACTGGAAGAAGAAACGCAGATCCTCAAGGGCGACGGCACCGGCGACAACCTCGACGGCCTGATGACCCAGGCAACCAGCTATGACGTAGCCTTGAACAAGGCTGGCGACACGTCGATCGACCTGGTGCGCCGTGCCATCTATCAGGTGCGCAAGCAGTCGAAGATGTCCGCAGACGGCGCGGTTATGACCGAACTGGACTGGATGAACATCGAGCTGCAGAAGGACGGCGAGAACCGCTACCTGTTCGCCAACCTTCAGGGTCTGGTGACCCCGGTTCTGTGGGGGCGTCCAGTGATCACCTCCGACAGCATGGACGAAGGGGGCACCGACACCGGCGGTGAGTTCCTGGTCGCGAACTTCGCCCGATCCGTCACCCTGTTCGATCGCCTCACCTTCCTGTTCAAGATGGGCCTGATCAACGATCAATTCATCCGCAACGAGCGGGCGCTGCTGGTCGAGGAGCGGCTGGGACTCGGTGTTCGCCGCCGCGAGGCGCTGGTCAAGGGCCGCTTCCCAGCTGCCAAGTAATCCTCACCCGCTGGCCGGCAGGTCGCCGGCCTCTTTGTTTTTGGAGGCATCATGAAAATCAAGATCGAGTGGGGCTTTGTCGGCCAGGGCGCGCTGCTGGGCTCCGACACGAACAAAGTCGTCGCGGGGCAGGTGTTCGACGACGCGAACGACGAGTACGCACACACCCTCATTGGCAAGGGCCTGGCGGTGGAGCTCGACGCCAATGGCAAGCCTCGCGTGCCGAAGCCGAAAGAAACCAAGCCCGCAGCGCCGAAGGAGGACAAGGCCGCTGCTGACAAAGCAGCTGCCGATAAGGCTGCCGCTGACAAGGCCGCTGCTGACAAAGCAGCTGCCGAGGCCAAGTAAATGGTCGACCTAGCCACCGTGAAGCTGCACCTGCGCGTCGACGGTGACGATGAAGACCCGTTGATTGGCGGCTACATCGAAGCCGCCAAGGCGCACGTCGAGCAACACTGCGACCGTAAGCTGGTCGAGGGCGAACCCATTGAGCCAGAGCAGATGGGGCTCACCGGGGACGTGCAGCAGGCCATCTTGCTGCTGGTGGGGCATTGGTACGCCAACCGGGAGGCAGTGGCCGCGGGCGGGCTCACTTCCGTGCCGCTCGCTGTTGACCGTCTGCTCTGGTACAGGAAGCGATTCTGATGAGAGCCGGCCCACTTCGACATCGATGCTCTCTGGTGCAAGAAACCCTTGTACCAGATGAGGGTGGCGGCCAGGAAAGAGTCTGGGTATCTGTTCGAGACGTGTGGGCAGAGATCCAGCTACCTACTGGCCGCGTGGAGTCAGTCGCAAACCAGCTTCAAGCTGCAATCTCGGCTGAAATACGAGTTCGTTACGCCCGTGATTTTAAGGCCGGCATGCGCCTGGTTCATAAGGCCACTGGTGATACTTACCTGATCGAGGCTCCGCTGCCCAGCAATGAGCGCGACATGCTTCGCCTGCTGTGCTCCAGCGTCACCAACCCCTGAGGAAAGAACTGATGAAAGTACGAGCTCTGGCCAGTCTCTCTGGCCCAATGGGTGAAAAAGCGATCGGCGAAACCTTTGATGTGAAGGCAGAGGAAGGGCGCAGCCTGATCGAAAACAAACAAGCGGAAGAGGTCACTACTACCGCCAAGCCCGCCAATAAGCCCAAGGCTGCTGCTGCGACCTCGGGCGAGTGAGGTGGGCCGCCGCTCGCGCCTTACCGGCGATATCAGGCTACGCAAGACGCTCAGGGCCATCCACCAGACTGTAGACAACGAAGTCAGGGGCGCCATGCAGGAGGGCGCTGAGAAGATCCTGGCCAGCATGAAGCAGTTCGTGCCCAAGGATACGGGTGCTGGCGCCGCAGCTTTGACTGCCTATGTGGCCCCCAGTGGCCTGGACGCTCAGATCGGTCTGCGTGGCAAGAAGGCGAATCGCCGGTATTTCTACCTGAGGTTCCTGGAGTATGGCACCAAGGGCAACTTCAAAGGCCAGGAGAATGGTCGGGGAAAAGGAAGGGCTGCTAACAAAACGGATGGCAGCAACTGGTTCGGTAAATCGCCAGATATTCCTGCCATGCCTGCCCACCCTTGGCTCAGGCCGGCGATGGACGTGAACCGTGAGGTTGTTCTCGCCGATATCAGGGCGGCCGTCGGCCGTACGCTCGACAGGGCATCCAGAGGACAGTGATATGGCAGATCCAGCATGGGCCCTGCAGATTGCTTTGCGTGCTCGGCTTGTAGCGGGCCTGCCATGCCCGGTACATGACGGCGTACCAGACAACTCGCCGTTTCCTTACGTAACCTTCGACAGCGCAATTAGCGACGCGGCGGATTTCTTGGCCAGCCGCAAAGATCAGCGCTTCCTGTATCTGTCGGTCTGGAGCCAGTACCAAGGGCAGAAGGAGGTACACGAGATCATGGCTAGGATCGACGCCCTGCTTCACAACCAGCCGCTGACGCTCGCAACCGGCCATGTCATCGGCATGCAGGTCACGCGCAAGCAGACCAGCCGCGAGCCTGATGGCAGGACCTATCAAGGTGCAGTGACGCTGCGCGTCCTCACCCAACACTGATTTACCACTGAATCCGCCGCGTTGCGGCATATCACCTGTCCCAGGAGGACTACCCATGCCTGTTACTACCGCAGCCGGCACGAAGATTTTCATCGGCCCGCGCCTGACCGCAGATCTGCCCAAGGACGCGGCCGCTGCCCTGACCTTGTTGAGCGGCATTACCTACACCGAGATCGGCGAAGTCGAGAACATCGGCGATTACGGTGATGAGGTTGGTGACGTCACCTTCGCTTCTCTCGCCGCCTCCCGAACCCGACACCTCAAGGGCCTGGCCGATGCCGGGTCTGTCGACCTGTCCATCGGCTTGCTCGACGACGACGCGGGTCAGCTGGCGCTGCAGGCCGCTCAGAAAGACCGCAGCCGCTTCGATTACCCAGTGAAAGTGCTGTACGAAAGCGGTGTCGCTGATTACTTCGCCGCCAAGGTCATGTCGTCCCGCAAACAGGTCGGCGGCGCCGAGGATGTGCTCAAGCGCACCGTGACCATCGGCATCAACTCCGAGATCTACGAAGACCAGCCGGATCCGTAACGTCCGGCCGAGGCGCTGCTACTGGCCGCGCCTCCTTCGCTAAAACCCCATAATCCAAGGAAACCGCAATGTCCAAGACCAATCATGGCACCGTCACCGTCACCGTCACCGTCGAAGCCGGCAGCGACAGCTTTACCCTCAAGCCCACCCTCCGGGCTGTTCGCGCTCTGGAGAACCGTTTCGGCGGCATTCTGCCCGCCATGCAGGCACTGGGCGCGGCCAACATCACCGCCACCGCATTCATCATCGCCGCCGGCGCCGGTATCGATACCAACAAGCGCAAAGAGCTCGAGGCGGTCGAGGAGGCTGTGTTCGAGGGCGGCGTGAACAAGGTCGGAACCCAGGTACTGCAGTTCGTGAAGGCACTGCTGAATCCAGGCGGCAAGACCGATGAAGAACTCGAAGAGTCGCAGGGAAACGAACCGAGCGACCTGGCAACGGCAGCTACGTCGACGAGCTCTTCGGAATAGCAACCGGATGGTTGGGTTGGTCACCGCACGACGCATGGGATACCCCAGTGGTCGAGATCATCCTGGCCTGGGAAGCGAAAGCTGACTTCCTGAAGAAAACCAATCCGTTCGGCCAGCCGGAGACGCAGCCCTCCAAGGCGGCCGTGGCAAAAGACCTTCGGCTCGGCCTGAGAGGGGCTGCTGCGTCTCGATCGGCGGCTAAAAGCTGACCCGCCCAAGCGGGTTTATTATCGCCCGGGGGCAACATGGCAGATACTGACGTTCAAGGCATGCTGGTACGCATTGAGGCCACCACGGCTCAACTGCGCCAGGAGATCGCACGGGGTGAGTCGGCGGTTGCGTCAACGTCCAAGCGGATGGATTCGAGCCTTGCGCGCGTAGACGACGCATTTGATCGTGTAGGTGCCAGCGCTCAGAACGCTGGGGGCCTGCTCAAGAGCGCCCTAGCAGCCGCGGTCGGTGCTGTTTCCGTGGGCTCGATCCTCAAGGCAGCCGACTCCTACTCCCAGATGTCGGATCGTATCGGCCTGGCTACCAAGAGCTTCGGCGAGTACAACGCCGTCCAAGATCGCCTGCTTGCCACGGCGAACCGAACCTACCGGCCGCTGGAGGAAGCCCAGGAGCTATACATCCGCACAGCGGATAGCCTGCGCTCGATGGGGCTCAGCGCTGATGAATCCATGGACGTCATGGATAGTTTCAGCTACCTGTTAGTGACCAACTCGGCTTCTGTCGATAAAGCCAGCTCAGCCATCGATGCGTATTCCAAAGCGCTGCAGACCGGAAAGCTCGATGCGGACGGCTGGCAGTCCATTCTCGCGGCCATGCCGACCGTGGTGGACACCATCGCTGAGGCAACTGGCAAAAGTGCCGAAGAGATCCGAAGCCTTGGGGCGCAGGGAAAGCTTAGCCTCGACATCCTCACTGAGGGTCTACAGAAAAGCGCTGCTGCAAACGGACTGCTGGCTGACAGCATGGGAGTTGCCGTCCGCGATGCCCTGACGGCGCTGAACAACGCTTTCACCGTCTACGTGGGCCAGCTGAATGAATCAACTGATCTCACTGGAGTGCTCGCGTCTGGGATATCGGTGTTGGCCGATAATTTCGGGACTATCGCCGAAATCGCGGGCGTTGCCGCTGCCGGTGCTTTGGCTGTTTGCGCCCGGTCATTGGCCGCTTCTGCAGCAGGGTCTGTGCTCGCCACGAAGGCGGCTATTGAAGATTCCATGGCGCGGCGTGCGCAGGCGGCCACTGTGCTGCTTGCTGCCCAGGCAGATCAGCGGAAGGCCCAAACCGCCGTTTTCTTAGCTGAGAAGGAGCTGGCGGCTTCCAAAACTCGCATCAGCGGCATGGCGGTTGAGAAGCAGCTGGCGCTGCAGCTCGCTGAGGCTCGGATGGTTGAGTCTCGCGCCACGGCAGCCGTGGGCGCTGCCCAAAGCGCAATCGTCGGCACTGGTCGTACATTGCTCGGCTTGCTCGGCGGTCCTGCTGGGATCGCGATGTTGGCGGTGGGTGCCGCGACCGCTTTCCTAACCCTGCGGGACAACACTGGCTCTCTTGAGAAGAAGCTTGGCGATTTAGCCGATCCAGTAGACAAGCTCGCTGAGCGTTTCAACAAGCTCAACAGGGCGACGCAGTCCGTCACCCTGCGTGAGCTTCAGGCAACAATCGCAGACACCCAGGACAAGCTGACCCAGATGTCTGGGGCGATGGCTGACAAGTTTGAGTCCGACCTGCGCAACATGGGTGCCGCGGGCGCTGACGGGTTGATGGCCAGCCTGGTGAAGTTGCCGGCCGAAGCTCAGGCTGCGCTGGACTTGGTGCGCAAGGCATCGAAGGATCAGGCCGCAGGCATAACCGTTGACTGGAAGGCGGTGGCTGATCAGCTGCGTTTGATGCCAGGCGTTACGGAGCAGATGGCGCGGACCTTGGAGTCCAGCCAGCAGCCCGTGGCCGAGCTGAGTGCGCTTCTGCAGAATCAGAAGCAAGCGTTCTCCGAGCTGACTGGTGCTACGGATGACAACACCCGGGCGGAGCGTGAGAATGCGGCTGCCAAGGCATCGGCTGCCGGCGAAGGTCAGAAGTACCTTGAGCAGCTACAAAAGCAGCTGGCCACGGCTCAGGACAAGACGGCGCTCCAGGCTGCCAACCGGTTCATCGAAGAAAATAAGCTGCTCACTGATGACATGGTTGCTGCAATCCGCTCGGCGGCTGCGGCAAAGGATGCGCAGAAAGCTGCTGATGAAGCGGCGACCAAGGCCACGAAGAGTGCCACGAGTGCAGTCAAGGAGGGAGCAACCGAGGCAAAGAACCAAGCCAAGGCTCTTTCTGACCTGAAAACCCAGGCTGGCTTGGCGATCGCCTCAGCCGAAGGCTTATCAGCTGCCTACCTTGCTGGAGCCGATCGTTCTCGCGAGTTCGCCCTGAAGCAGAAGGTCGAAGAGGAACTCCTGCGGTCTGGCGCCGCCGCGCGCGCCGAGGTCACTGCTGCGATCTCAAAGCAGATGGCTGCTGAGGACAAGCTGGCGGTCAGCAAGCAAGCGTACGACCTTCAGCAGGAGGCGAACGACCAGACAGCCTTGGCGAAGGCCACGCTCAAAGGCGCCGCCGCACTTGCTGAATACAACGTACACAAGGTAATGAAGGTTTCCCTTGGCGGGAAGGATATTGCTCAGTCGAGTGCAGAATATGAAGCGCTGATGGCGGCAACTCGCGCCCAGCTTGAAGCGGTCGAAGTGGCCAAGCAGGCTTCATCAGCGGGGTCGCTCATGGACCGCCTGTACCCCGAACAAAAGCTGCTCAGGGACTATGTCGAAGACCAAAAGGCGCTCAACGCAGCCATTGCGCTGTACCCCGAGAATGCTGCTGCCTACCAGGAAGCCCTGGCCAAGCTCGGCAACGAGTATGAGGTCAACCGCAGCAAATCCACGGTCTGGGGGCAGATGACCGAGGGTGCGATTGACCGCGTCGACCAAGCGTTCGCCAATGCCTGGTCCAACATTGGTAATGGAGCCAACTCGCTATGGGATGACCTGGTGAAAGGCTTCAAGCAGACACTCGGCGAAATCGTCCACATGCTGACCACCAAGCCGCTTCTGGCTTCAATCAGCAACTGGTTGACTGGTACCGACAATGGTCAGGGCCTTTCCTCGGTGTGGGGCAAGCTGCTCGGTAATGGGTCCAGCGGGGGCGGTACTGGACAGTTCAGCTCTCTGGCAAGCACAGGGAACATGCTCTACAAGGTCTACAGTGCTATCACAGGCGTGGGCTCAAGCGTGGCCTCCGGGTGGGCGTCTGGAGGTTTGAGTGGGGCCATTAATGGCGGCTACAGCTACTACGCCAACCTGTTCAGCGGCCTGACCAGCAGCCTGTCAAGCGGATTTGGCAGCGTTGTGAGCTCCATCCTGGGCTCGACCAGCTCGCAAATTGCGACCAACGCAGCCACCTCGGCGGCGCTTCAGGGCGCGGTCGCCCAGGGCGCAGCCACCGTCGGCAGCAGTATCGGTGTTGGGGGAGCGGCCTATGCCGGCGCCGGAACCGCTGCGGCAGGTGGAGCAGCCGCAGGTGTAAGCACTGGGCTCATGGGGCAATTGGCGGCCATGGCTTCGAACCCTGCTGGGTGGGTCGTGGCGGCCATTACTGGCGCCTATCAGAGCGGCAAGCTCTACGATCAAGGCGTGAGATTCAAGACCAGTGAGGTCACAAATCTCGACCTGGTTAAATACGACCCTCTGGCCAAAACCATGCTCGCCAGCCTGGGCCTGACCGACAAGATCGCCTCTAAGCTGGTGGGCGGCAAAATGGCAGCCATGCTCACCGGATCGACACTGGCTTCGGCAGTGCTGGGGAAAGTCAGCTCAGCGCTGTTTGGTGGCAAGTGGCAAACCAAGGATGGCGGTTTCGAACTGGGCGTGAGCGATGGCGACTTCCAAGGTTGGGAGTACATCTACCAGAAGAAAAAAGGCGGGCTGTTCAGCTCGAGCAAAAAGCGCACGCAGTATTCGGCGCTTAATCCTGAGTTCAAGGCAGCCCTGGAGCAGACCTATAGCGAGACGCAGGACAGTGTCGTCGATTTACTGGCGCGAATCGGAGTTTCGGTAGGTGAGGGTGCTTTCTCTGGCCTGACCATCGCTCGCAAGCAGATCTCGACCAAGGGCCAAACCCAAGAGCAGATCCAGGCGGCTATCAATGATCTGTTCAGTGGTTTCGCTGACCAGATGGTCACTTACCTCGATCAAGGTTCAGGTGGCTTCGGATACAGCTTTGCCGAGCTTGGCCAGCGTATCGCCACGTTCGAGAGCTTCAACAAGTCGTTGGAGCTCATCGATGTGGCCATGCTCAAGCTGTCTCCGCATTCGATGGAACTGGCTAACGCCATGGTCACCGCGGCTGGCGGCATTGAGGCCTACACGGAGAGCCTCAATGGATACTTCGGGGCTTTCTTCAGCGAGTCCGAGCGGGCCGACAAAACGCTGGCTGCTCTGCGACAGCAGTTCAAGGACATGAACGTCACGTTGCCGGAAACGCGGGAAGCGTATCGCAAAATGGTCGAGGCCCTAGACCTCACCACCGAGGCCGGGCAGGGCATGTACCTGACTTTAATCGGGGCGGCAGGCTCGGCAGCGCAGGCTTACGACATCCTCGAGAAAAAGGCGGCCCAGGCCGCTCAGGCTGCACAGGAAGCCGCAGATGCGGCCGCCGCCGCGACAGCGAAAGCAGCACAGGAGGCGGCTGACGCAGCTGCCAGGGTAGCCGAGGCTCTACAAGATGGCGTTAATTCAGCGTTCGGCTCTGTGCAACGGGCAGTAAATGCCCAGAAGTCTGCGCTCACCCAGGCATACGATGCGCAAGTTGCTTCGCTGAACGACATGTCACAGACGGCACGCAAGAACGTCAGCGACCTCACAGCTGTCAGCTCAAGCTTGGGTAATGCGCTGAAATCGCTGCGCGGTGATTCTGATGATGCAGTGAAGGTGCTGCGAGCGCAGGCTTTGGCCACGCTTGGCAGCGCCCTGGCCACGGTGAGGGCGGGTAAGTCTCTAGCTGGTATGAGCGGCCTAGATGATGCGCTGAGTGTTGTCAGCCGCAACACCACAGACGCTTACGCATCCCTCGAAGCGTACAACCGCGACCAGGGGCAAACAGCGAACATCGTCAGCCAGCTGGAAGCTGCGAATGGCAAGCAACTGAGCGCGGCGGAGAAGTCCGTCCAGAGCTTGCAGACCCGGATCGATCAGGCCAAGAAGTCCTATGACCTGCAGATCGCTCAGTACGATGCACAGCTGAGCCTGGCGCAGGCGCAGATTGATGCGCTGAACGGCGTGGACAACTCGGTGGTTTCGGTCGCCTCTGCTGTCGACAGCCTCAGCCATGCGATCACTGCTGCTCTTGCGGTGGAAGCGGCTGGAGCCGCTCAGCAGAACACCTCCGACAACAACGTAGCTTTGCTGCGTGCCGTTTATCAAACGGTGCTTGGTCGCGACCTGGATGCTTCTGGGCAAGCTGCCTGGACTGGTGCGCTCGCCAATGGATCAGTCACCTACGCCAATCTCATGGATACGATTGCCAGGGCCGGCGCGGCGAACGGCGAGACCATACGCGTGCCGGGTTACGCGAGCGGCGGCAGCTTTGGTGGTGGTTTGCGCCTGGTGGGGGAGCGGGGCCCCGAGCTTGAAGTTACAGGGCCAAGTCGGATTTACAACGCCGATCAAACGGCCGCAATGCTTGCCGGTGGCCAGGGTGGCGTTACTGCCACGGAGGTGCGCGAGCTACGCGCTGAACTTAAAGCTGCACTCTTCGCCATTGCCAAAAACACCCAGAAAGCAGCCAAGAACACTGATCTTCTGCCGCAGAAACTGGAACAGGAGCTGTACCCGTGAGGATCATTGAGCCTGTCGACATTACCCCAAGCATGGCGGTGATGGAGGCGTTTCTTGTTGAGCCCAATGCTGAGCCACTGGTGGTTCAGGTTGGGCAGGCTTTTCAAGTTGCGTCGATGCTGACCAACGTGCCAGAGGTGGACAACCCCTTATGGGTATCGACCACATCCTACGCGGTCGGCGATGCAGTGATGCTCGGCCATCGAAACTATGAAGCACTGGTGGCCAACAGCAACAAAAGCCCCGCCGGCAAGCCTACAGATCCGCCTACCTGGTTGGATCTGGGCCCGACAAACAGATGGAGGATGTTCGACGACAAGATCGGTACGGTCACCACCAACCCTGAAAGCATTTCGCTGAGCATCGCTCCTGGTCGGGCGGTTGATTCATTGGCCTTTTTCGGCCTGGATGCCGCATCGATCTACGTTCGAGTGGTGGATCCCTATCAGGGGATCGTCTACGAATCGCGCGTCTCACCGGTTTCCACCGATGGGATAAACGACTGGTACGACTACTTCTTTTCGCCGGTGGAGGTGAACGAGGACTTCGTGCTGCTGGATGTGCCTGTAGGCAGCTATGGCTCGATCGACATCACTGTGGCAAAACCTGCAGGCATCGCTCGAGTTGGCGCGCTCATCCTGGGCAAGGCCGCGGTTCTCGGCGAAGCGCTCTATGGAACCTCGGTCGGGATCACGGACTACAGCCGCAAGGAGCGGGACGACTTCGGCAATACAGTCATCGTTGAGCGCGACTACTCCAAGCGCGCTGAATTTGACGTGATGGTATCTACCAGCATGGTCTCGCAAGTGCAGCGCTTGCTCAGCAAGTATCGGGCTAGGCCTCTGGTATGGATCGGCGAGGCGAGCTACCAGTCGACGATCTTGTACGGCTACTACAAGGAGTTCAATTTGGTCATCAGCGGCCCGACGGCGTCGGACTGCTCAATTTCTGTCGAAGGACTCATCTGATGGCGACACCAACTATCACGCCCTTGCCGGAAGCCCCCAGTCGGCAGAACTCGGCCGGCACGTTCGCGACGCTCGCGGATAACTTCATGTCTGCTCTTCCGCAGTTCGCGGACCAGATGAACCAGTCCATTGACTACATCGGCGACCAGGCCGAGGCGGCGGCCGAAAGCGCTCAGCTTGCCAGCAAGAACGGCGCAACCCAAGTGGAGCTCGCTGGTCAGCGGGCTTCCTCTGCAGCGCAGAGTGCCCAATCTGCTGGCCAGCAGGCCATAGCTGCCAAAACTCAGGCTGACGCTGCCAAAGGATACCGCGATACAGCGCAGTCCGCAGCGGCAGCAGCGCAGGGCGCGGCAGGTCTTCCTGCGCTGTCTGGCAAGGCTGGGCTCCCTCTGGTGGCCAAGCCAGATGGCTCCGGCGTGGAATACAGCGGAAGCCTAAGGCGTTACGACCTTGATGTCGCTACGACGACAGCGGTCCTCGATTTGAACCTGAGCCAGGTCTTCAAGATCAACGCAAGCCAGCAGCGGGCCCTGACCTTTGCCAATCCGCCGGCGGCCAATCGGGCAATGTCAGTGGTTTTGCATATCACCGGCAAATCAAACATTACCTGGCCAGCGGGAATTCTCTGGAACAACAGTCAAATTCCAGTACTGGGTAATGCCTGGACCACGGTGATCCTGATCTGGATTGGCGATGGCTGGGTGGGATCAGTGGGGGCTCGGGCATGATTGAGGCTGCTCTGATGGGAGGGGCGCTCCCTGGGCCTTGGTCTGCTTGGCAGTTCGTAGGTTCGAGCAGCCTGCTTGCAAGCGGCGCCGCTACGGTTGAGGCCAAGATGCCCGCCGGCGTTCAGCCAGGCGACCTGGTTGTCACGATCATGTCCCCACTCAACGAAAACGTCCAGACCACGATGTCGGCGAAAGGGTGGCAACACTGGGTCGGTGGTATTCAGGATTATGTTTGCACTGCACGCTTTGTCGAGGGTCTTTCACCTCCGGCATATGCCCGGGCCGGATCGAACTCGATCTTCGTTTCCGTTCTGGTATTCAGGTCGCAGGGGTGGTCTTCCGTGAAGCTGGAGGCACATCTTGCCCCTGCAGACCCGGTCAACGTAACCACTCAGCTTCAGAATGTTCTGCTGCTGGCTATCGGTATCACCCCGAAGACGACGCGCGGTTGGGCTGTGGCGATGACTGGTGCTGAGCCCGCGGCCAGAGTCGAGCGAACGCTTGCGCCTGCACTCCAGGCCTATTCAGCCAACATCGATTTTCCGCACGAGATCAGTGGAATCGTTGTAGATGCCCTATCTGGGGCCGAAAGGAACCTGATTCTAACCGTCTCCTGACCCATCAAAATTCAAGCGACCCGGCACACGCCGGTTTTTTTTGCCCGGAGAATAGTCTATGGCTTACAACAGTGCCCACACCGGGCCAGAAATTGATGCAGCGGTGCAGTTGCTCGGGCAGATCCAAGAAGCGCGAGACTCTACCAGCCAGGATCTGAGCAAGGTCACGGATCTGGCTTCACAGGTTAAAGTCGAAGCTGCCCAAGTTGCGGGGCAGGCAGAAGCCGTGACCAGCAAGGCCTCGCAGGTTTCTCAAGATAAGGCCGTGGTCGAGCAAGCTCGCCAGGAAGTTGTTAGTGCCGCTGCGGCCGCCAGTGAAGCAATGGACTCGGCTTCGCTATCTGCCGCTTCTGCTCTGGAAAGCCAGAATGCGGCGAGCATCAGCGAGCATTCGGCTGCCGGCAGTCAGTTAGCAGCGGGGCTCTCAGAACAGGTTTCGGCTGAGAGCGCTTCGGAAGCAAAGGCTGCGGCCGCACAGGCCGAGTATGACCGGAAGTCCGCTGCAGAAAGCGCTGCAAGTGCAGCCGCAAGCGCGGCGAACGCCGAGGCGGTTGTCACGGGCGGCTCCGCCTCTGTCAATCCTGGTCCTGGGCTCATTCCATTGGCAGATGCTCAAGGTGTAATCGACGGAGAGTGGATTCCTGATGATATCGCCAGGACAGCAGCTGTAGAGGCCGCCGCCAAAGCGGCGGACGAAGCATTGGACGCGGTCGCTGAGTCCCGCGCGAGCTTAGCTAGATTCCTTCTCCCATCGCCAGAGGCTCCCGTAATCCGAGATGATGGGTCGCCTCTCCAGGCCGGCGACCGATACACCAACACTATCGACCAAGCTGAATACCTATATACGTACTCCGGCTGGCAGCCCAATGAAAGCCTGCAGGCTATCGCGGAACTAGAGGCGGAAATCTCTGTTAGTCCAGGCGCGGCCAAGCTTCCGCGCGCTAAAGGTGATGGCAAGATCGATATCGGATGGCTCCCTGACGAGGTAGCGCGCTCCGAAGATCTGTCTTCCTTGGAGGAAGATTTCCAAGCATACAAGACAGATTCAGACGCCGGTATAATGGCTACCAGCACTGACCAGCGAACGATGTATCGTCGCAAGATCAAGCTGCAACTACCTATACGAGGCGCGTATCACGATGCTGTATATGCCCTGGGCTTCACGCTCCTGTATCCAACCGCCATAGCGGTGGACAAATCATCTGACCAGGTAATAATCAGCTACGGCACGACTGGCACGTCTAATATCTGGGCATACTGGTATTTCTATAAGCTAAGCACCGGCGCGCTAATCAACTGCTTGCGGGTAGAGCACAACGTTAACGAAAGTATCGTCATACGCTATGAGAGCGGCTCCACGTACTCCGAGAACATGTTCCCTGGCGCGACTCGCGTCGCGTACACCAGTCTTTCCTACGACCTTGCAGCTGCCGGCCAGTCCAACCTAGGCAGAATCGATCTGACTGGTGCCGAGGATCGTACGCCGCTTTCCGAGCTTCCGGTGACCTTCCCGGTTGCTGGGCGTACCGTTTTCTCTTGGATGGACTGGACTGGTGAGGAATGGATAGTGCAGCACTACGGGCGCCATCAGGGGCGCTTCCGCCGCTACCTTTTCGACCGGTTCAATGCCGACTTCACCAGTCGCGTAGGAACCATCACTACCCCGTTCAACTTTACCGGCGATACGAGCGGGGACAACTACCTCACTTCGCCCAAGTCCCAAGGCTTTGCAGTCTTAAATGGCGAGCTGTTCTGCTCCATGGGTGCGCCTTTCCGCTACAGCGGAAGCTCATCAAATAACAACCCCAAGGCACCCGGCAAACAGGTTGGACTGACCTGCGTTGATTCCACGGGGGGCAACCTGCGCGCCGCTTTGTGCCAAGCGGATAGCTTCATTGCATGCCTGCAGCCGCACATTGATTTCACCCCGCTACAGAGCGAAACCGAAGGACTCAGCTCTAATAATGGAGTGCTCTACAACCTGTGGCTAGGGCTTAGCCCGAATGATGAGGGCGCAACTACTCGCGGACTCGTTCTATTCGAAGAGATGTCGGCGGATCCTGATGCCATTGATTTCAGCCCTTACGGTACTCACCAGCGAGGTATCAACAACGACGTTGCGTTTCAGAGCATAGTCCATCACGATGATTCAACGATGGGCCTGTGCCACCCTATTACGGGCGTGCCGTTCACCTCTTGGGCGCAGATCTGCAAAGCGATGGTGGGCGTAGGTTGGTCGACCTACCGATTCGTCGGCACTGGACAGGCCATGACCGATATTCTGGGTAATACGGTTAACACATCAAGCTGCGTGTTCGCGTTCACTTCAGTGGGCGGCACAATCTTTTATGTAGAGATTTTCCGAAATACTGGGTATGAGAAGTTCTATATAAGCCCGAGCGCAGGAACTCAGGTTCGTGCCGGGTTTACCTTCGGTATCGCACTGTCTAGCTTACCGGTAGACCAGAGCGCCGTAGCCACCAACGACAACACGCTAGGGAAGATCAGCACTTACAAAAACACAAACGCGCCCGCTACTCAATTCGAGTTCTGGACGCAGACAGCGGACGGAACTGCAAAGCAGCTCGCTGGCTACATTCGCTGCAGCAATCTTTCGACTGCTTACAACACAACGTCAGATATGACGCTGAAAAAGCTTCTGCGGAATTTTCCTCGCGAGCTGGCTCGGGAGATCGTCAGGCTAATTCAGGTGTACGGTTTCTCGTTCAACGGAACGGATAAGGAAGAGTTTGGGGTGTTCGCGCAGGAGCTCTACGAGGTCTATCCCGATGCGGTAACGCCTGGGTTTTGGTCGGTCGTCAATCCAAACACCATGGAAGAGCACGCATGCCAAGAGTGCGAGGTAGCTCAGTACACTCCGTGGGCTGTGGACTACTCAAAGCTGATAGCCCCAATGCTAGTTGCTATGCAGGACTTGGACGAACGACTGTCAGCGATCGAAGAAAGGCTGTCGTAAGGTTGGGGCGCCGCTCGTTCGGGGCGCCCAATTCATTCAGAATCCGCGAACTGCGTACGCGTAGAAGCTATCTGGTCTATCCATCTGAGGGTTTGTCTTGTAGGTGAGTTTATGGATATTCGAGGTGTCGCAGATCGCTTTGAAAGCTTCAGAGTCAAAGTCATCAGAAAGCTTGAAGTACCATTCATGTGGCTTGGATGATGGAAGCTGAGGGACTTCATCGCGCTCCTTTCTGAATCGATCATCTATTCTATAAAGTGCCTCAAAAACATGGTGGAATATGAAATAGTTTATAGCGTCGTCGTAATTTTCCCAGTACATGAGCATGGCTTCTTTCCAAAGATGCACTATCCATGAGTCGTTCCTGGCCTTAAGGTACCAAACAGACAGGGTAGAATTTGGTCCAACCTTGAAAGCGGTGAACCTACCTGTTGTAGAGCGATGGTCAACATCAAGGTTGTCAGTGAGGTAGCAAGTAGCATCAATCCAGGTTCCGCCGTAACGGCTGAGCAGTAGCAGCCTCAATATGTCTGAAAAGAACGCCGATCGGGTGCTAAGCTTGTTTTTAACAAACTCTGGAATCGAGATGAAGTTTTTTATGTTATTTTCATGAAGCAATACAACTGATTCAGGAGGTGTAAACTTTCTAAGCTGTCGCTGACATGCCGGGATTATTGGTGGTGCTGATTCGAATCCTTGCGCCCAATAACAAAAAACCTTATTTGAGGAAATTTCATCAATCCTTGTCAAAGATTCAGCGCCACGCCTACGTATCTCGTCAATGTTCTCGCTGATAAATTCGAACATTTCGATTCTTGGACGAATTCTTTTGTGATTGGCAGAAAGCATATGAATGTGCGCAGGCTTTAAGTTGGGGCTATTCCTAACTGCCTTTTCGTATAGGGCTTTCGCCTCATCATGCTTTTTAAGAGAATCCAGACTTTCCGCTAAGCCGTATACGTAATCTAGATTATCTTGATCTATGTCATAAAGAATAGAGAATACTCTTTGGGCTAGTCTCCACTTGCTTTCCTTCACCAATCGTTTTGCTTTGTCGTGAAGTATTTTGCCCGAATCAAAATCCAAGCCCAGAGATAATGAGTAATTATCTATTGCTTTTAATACCTTTTCCAGCCTTCCATGGTCTTCAGGGTTCAGGATGTTAAGTATGCTGGTGTCACCAGTTTTAAGGTACTGCGCGATCAGAAACGCAGCCCATATATTAATGCTCTCGCGTCCGGCGTTAGAGGAGGTAATCTCTGTAACGCCCATTGCCATGTTCCAGGGATGGGCATCAATTCCTGAAGTCTGATTATCTATGAATCTAGATATTCCAATGCGGATATCTTCGTCGCTTAGTTCATCACTGTCATTTCCAGTGAAATACTTCTGAGCAATCTTCTTTACCTTCGGTATAGCTTGCATAAGAGTTACGCTGTATACCTTGGATTCAGAATTTTCTAGAGATGAATAGTCTCTCGCAAACATCTCTATCTTAATTGTCGACGATCTTATTCCGTAGTAATCTGATCTGTTCTCGATGTTCAGAGTGCAGTTAGATATTGGCTTCTTAAGCTTTATAGTTAGCTTGGGGTGTAGCTCTTTCTTGGAGTGTATGTCGGCGCCTTTAGAAGCCTCGAAGGTAGCCTCTGTTCTCTCATCGTTTCCAGCCCTAGATGAAAGCCAAAAGGACGCTTGGTGCTCAAAGTCAAATACATTTATTGGCGTATTTAGCTCATCATTTCTAGTGAACTCTATTCTGCCTAAGTTTAGGAACTCCGGCTGCTCGGATGACAGCGATATCTCAATCAGATTTGTAGGCTTTTCAACCTTTATCTTGAGTTTGTCGTAGTTGGTAGAGCCGAAGTATACAAAAGACATTTTGGTTCCTATGACCGTATCACGATAAGCGCCCCTATACCGCAGGGTGCTAGGCCTCATCAGGCCATAGTACCGCTAAAGCCATGGCCCGTCTTCCCCGCCTTCCTTGGCCCGAGACCCAGGCTGCGGCCAAACTGAAACCGTTCACTTGTTGGGAGAAAACATGGCCAGACTCACCGAATCCCAGGCCGGAGGTGCAAACGCACTCCGGTTTCTGGACCTGATCGCCTTCTCGGAAGGCACATCCACCATCAAGACCAGCGATGACGGCTACAACGTGCTGTACGGCGGCGGTTTGTTCCAAGGCTATGCCGACCACCCCCGACGCAAGCTGACGTTTCCCATCAAAGGCAAGAATGTCACCAGCACTGCTGCCGGGCGGTACCAGCTGCTCGAGCGCTACTGGGATGCGTACCGGGTCAGCCTGCGCCTGACTGGGGGCTTCACCCCTGAGAACCAGGACCGCATAGCCCTGCAGCAGATCCGCGAGCGGCGTGCGCTGGATGACATAAAAGCTGGACGCATCCAGCAGGCGATCGCCAAGTGCTCGAACATCTGGGCAAGCTTGCCGGGCAACACCTATGGGCAAAACCCGCATCGCCTGGACAAGCTCCTTGGCAAATGGGTGGAAATGGGCGGGACGCTGGCATGAACTGGCTGGCCGCTGTGCCTGCCTGGTGCTGGTGGCTGATCGCTCTGGTTCTGGTCGCCGGCGGCCAGCAATACCGGATCGTAGTTGCCCAGGGCGAGACGTCAGATGCCCGCACCGAACTTGCCGACTACCGCCTAGTGGTCGCCGAAAACAGCAGGCGCGCCGCCGCCCAGGCCCGCGCCGAAGAACAGCGCCGCCTAAAAGCGGCAGACGAGGAGGGTGAGCATGCACGCAAGAAACTGGAAGAGGTCACTGGCCGCGCCGCTGCTGCTGAGTCTGCTGCTGTCGGGCTGCACGGGGAAATCGACAGACTGCGCGCCGGCCGATCTGCAACCTGCGGTGCCATCGCTGCCCAGCAGCGCCAGGCAGGAGCCTCTGCCGTCGTGGTGCTCGGGGGATTGCTTGAAGACGCTGACCGAATGGCGGGAAGTCTCGCGACAGCGCTTGAGCGAAGCCGAGTAGCGGGCCTGGCGTGTGAGTCTGTGGTAGCAAGGATTAGAGGTCAATAATCCTATTTCGGCTTTGAAGCATTAATACTCCAGGACATAACACCTGCGACAACCGCGCCGACGATGGCGCCGGTGATAAGGGCGCTTTTGAGTGATCCAAACTGGTAGATCACCACGCCGCTGATGAGCGCAGCGATTGCAGCTACAAAGCTAATCAATTGCATCTCTGTTTCTTTCATCTGGTCATCGCTTTTATCGCGATGGCAATGAGGGCACACCTCGCCAGAGAAGGGGATCGTCTCGCCGCATCCAGAGCAAATAATTTTCATTGCCATATATCACGTCCTTGAATATGTTCGGTATCAGCACAGCGGGCATAGCGATGTTCCCAGCCCTAGCCATATTGTTGCCTTAATCGAAGGACACTGCATAGGGGCAGCTGAAGCAGATATTTAGTGCTTCAGTGCAAGGAGTGGATCTTGAATGGATAAAGATAAAGATGAGTTTGCCGTTGCCGTTGAGGCAGGCGAACCACTGATCAGACAGTCGATGGAAGCTCTCAAACGGTACTGGGAGGCCAGAGACTATGGAGCGCCAGCCGAGGAAGTAGAGCGTCTGCGGCTCCGTTCCGAGTCCCTGGCCCAGGCGGTTTCTGACTACCAGCTTCGCACCGTTTCCAAGCTGATAGGCAAAAAACTGCCCCCGCTGCACTAGCGCCCCCCGCTTGTCGGCGGTTGCCGGCCCTATTGCAGGTCACTACCATACTGTTCATTCATACAGTATGGAGGCCCGCCAATGAACACCGCCCTTGACTTCGAAATCGACGACATGCCCCAGCTCAGCCTGGACGATCTGATGCAGGTGCGTGCGCCCTGGACCTACCTGGTCAAGATCGAAGGCGAGAGCATGCAGGGTATTGGAATGTATTCCGGCGACCTACTGGTCGTTAATCGAAGCGTCGAGGCCAAGCACGGCGACATCGTGATCGCGGCGGTGAACGGCGAACCGGTCTGCAAGCGCATGTGCCATGAGCACGGTGTGCTGGTCTTACGGTCGGAGAACCCAAAGTACCCGTCGCGGTACATCATGGAGGGCGACACGTTCGAGGTGTGGGGTGTCGTCCGGTTCAGCGTCCGGGATCACGACCGTGTATCAGGGTAG